CCGCATAGACTCTACGAACTGCTGCATGGGCTGGAAGCGCTCTTGTATCTGGCGCACCCCGTTCATGCTGGCTTCTTCACGCCTGATTATCTCCTGACGTATGTCCGGATCGATGGCGTTCCACTTCTCCCGAGCCGCCGGAGTCCAACTGGACGGTGGCCTCTCCACAGAAAGAGTCTGGGGGACCTCAGGCGACACTTTAGCCTCATCAGTCTTAGCTTCTTCTGGCGCTTTCCCTTTGGGCTCCAGTCGTGCAGCCGCTTCAACCGGAGTATCCTCAGCATTAGCGACGAATTTGCCACTCTCATCACGTTTGCGGGAGTCTTCCTTCTCAGAAACACCTTCATCTCCAGCAGACTCTTGTGCGGAGAAAGCTTCGCGTAACGAGCTCGCGATATCATCATTTTCTTCAATGTCCATCTTGCACCTCAATAATCGGTTTGTAGCCCTGAGCTACTTTATGGGTGGCCTCGGTGATATCCTTGACCAATTCTTTCTTATCGAGCACTTCTTCTTTAGGCTTGGCGGTCAGCAACTCTTCGGTTGAGTACCCATCTGCCATAGACACCACATTATTCCTAGCGTTATGCGCCCTGAGCTCTCTATCGCAGGTAATGACGCTGCCGTCTACAGTAGACTTAAACGGCTCAAATTTACCCTTCACGAACCCCTTTGGCGCTGTTAAGATGACCTTGTGCATGGACTCACCGCAGAGTGGGCACTCTGGGGTGTGCATACACTCAGCCACCGGCCTTAGATACTCTGCCGTAACCTCACAGTCACGGCAGAGGGCTTGGTAGATCGGCATTACCGCCTGCCGCTCGCTGGGTACTGTGGCATTTCAACCGGCTTTTCCTGTACAGGTTCCTGTACAGGGGCCTCAGCTTTTTCCTTTACCTTTACAGGCTCTTCACTCTTTGCTTTTGGGCTTGGCATTTTGTTGCTCCTTCATTTGCTGGGTTTTGATTGCACCTTGTTGCTCGGCTTGACGAGCTTTCTGCTCGCCCTGAACGTAGGCCAGTTCCATCTTCATGCGGTTGTCTTCGCGCTTACCGGCCAACTCAAGTTGTTGCATTTCGCGTTTGAATTCCAGCTCCATCTGCATCATCACGCGGTCATTTTCCATCTTCTGCTGCGCCACTTGGGACTCTAGCGCCGCTTTCTGCTGGCCGGTAGCCATATCGGCCTGCGCCTGCATTTTCTCAATCTCCAGCTTGTTGGCCATCTCCTGCTGCTTGAGGATGGCGTCCTGCTCGGCCTTCTTGGTGGCCATCTGCATCTCCACCTGCATTTTCTGCATTTCGGCCTGAGCTTTTTGCTCCTCAGGGGTAGGCTGTGGAGGCTCTGGGTTCTGAGCTTTCTTAACCAGCAAGTCAAGCTGCTGATCTACCAGCCCCTCAATCTCAGTGGCCCCCTTAAAGCTGGAAATGCTGAACTTGACAAGGCCAAGCATCAACGGCCCGAGCTCAGGGCTTGCTTCCACCGCAGGAATAGCTTGTGATAGGAGCTGGCCAATCTGACCAACAACCTCCATACGCTGCTCTTTCTCCAGCGCCCAATCTTCTTGGGTGAGGCTGTCTGCTTCGATGTCGATTTTGTACATCCGCTGGAAATCATTGCGGATGACCTGCGCCGCTGCTGGGAGATACGCTTGGTCAGCTTCACTGATAGTCCCCACAATAGACATAATCTTTTCATCTGAGTACAGGTTGGCAATCAACCCAGTCATGATGCGCAACAGATCACGCACGAAGGTGGCTACGTCACGCTGGTAGCCGTTCATGCGGACGCTGGCAAACTGCGCCTTGATGCTCTGCGCCTTGGCTGTTTCGTACTGGTTGGTGTCGCCCCGCACAATGTCGGCCATGCCGCTGATTTCACCCAGCAACCCCTTGATCATCTCAAACTGGGCAGTGAGGGCTTGCAGTACCCCGACGCATTGCTCCACAGGATACCAGTCGATCATACCCTTGGCCCCACCCTTCTCGGCGTACATGGCCCAGTTATCCACTGGGACGAGGGTATTCTCCTGCCCCTGTAGCATCTTGCCGATGGTCTGTACTTCAGCCGAGTCGTAGCAGCCTGCCACCTTAATAGCCGAGATAATGAGCGCAATACGGGCGTAGAGCACGTCCAGTTGGTTGTACTGATCCTGCGCTTGGTGATAGTCAGTCACCGGCAGGAACGCCGCCGTCACCGGACTGGCGATGAGTGGCCGTGGGCATGGGAAGAATCCGGCCAGCTTGTAGGGGTCTTCACGCTCTTCCAGCACATGCTCACTGCCAACGGCGATGAAGAATACCTTGCGGTTCTTCTTGTCCCAGATCTCGTACACTTCGTACTTGTCGGAGTTAATCTGCTTGGGGGTGTTGGTGTCCAGCTTAGGGTGTTGGAGCTGGGTAAGCCCCTCTTCGCCCCAACGCTCTACTACTTCTCCTTTGGTGAGGTCTAAGCGGCGACCACACCAAGTGACTGCTTCCCAGGACCGAGCCGGCTCCCAGATAAAGTCCTCCCAGAACACTGTGTCCAGGAAGATAGCCTCTGTTTGCTCACCGTTGGGGTTGTCGCGCATGTCGAACCGCACCCAAGCCTGACCAATCCCCGGAACCAGCCTGTCTTGGATAGCTGACTTGACAGCGGCCTCGAAGTACTCAGCGCATTGCACCTCGTAGTTCAGCGCTCGCTGCATTATCAGGCTTGCCACCCGCGCCACGTCATCCTCGTAGTCGCCTTTGTGCAATCGACTGACGCTGGGCTTGGGTAGGGAGTTAAACAGCGACTCCTTAATGGTGTTCACGTTGGCGTAGAAGATGTTAGCTCGCTTGGTCTTAGACCCAACGGCGCTGGCATCACGCTTATCCTCGTAGCGCTCATAAACTGCGCGTCCATGAGTCAGGGCCGGCTCCAGAAACTTGTTGGCCTTCTGGATGCGTTTGTCCCATGTGTTTTTTGACAGCTCTTCCATCATATTCTCCTAACTGAGTCCTTACCAGCTTCGCGCTCTGCCCATAGCTTCTCTAGGGTCATAACGTGGGCTGATACTGGTTGTACTTTCATAGTCTTTATTACGACCTGTTCGCGCTTGGCGCTGGCAGGGTTCACGGCAAGGGCTAGATATCGGAAGCTGTCGGCAGGGTTACTGGCCCAGTCGTGCTTTGGTTGCTCTTTGAAGACCTGTTTCTTGTCGTCCCACTCCCGCTGGTAGACCTTCAGGGCGTCCACACCTAGTCGGACGGCGGGGACGGCGGTGTTGAACTGCACGGTGGGCAGGGTTTTTCTGACGGCTTGTATGCCGTCCTGTACACTGAGGTTCGGAACCATACGTACTGTGCATCCTGCTGCGATAAACAGTTCTCGCACAGACTTCCCTGTTTGGAAGCTCTTGTTAGCCGCGTCGTGTGGCAGGTGAAACACTCCGTAGGCGTAAGGCCGCGAACTGAGCTCGGTGAGGATGTCATCGACGGAGTACCCCGCTACCGTGAAGAAGTCTATAACTCGTATATTCTTACCATCAGTCTGGTAAAACCAAATAGAAGTGTCGTCAGAATAGCCGATGTCAAAACTAAGATGAACAGGACGGGCCGGATCGTATGGGAATAGGCCCATGTGCCCCGCTGCTTCCATGTCGTTGAGTTGATTACCATAGTACGCACCCCTCACGGCGGCGTTAAAGTCACACTCAAACTCTTGGGCAAAGGTGTTGTCGTCTGATCCCGGGAGGTGCCGCAGCATCTCCAGTTCGTCTGTATCGATAATCCCAGACTCTGAGGCTCTAAGCATCTGCTTGAACCAGCGGGGGTCGCCAGCGGCGTCCTCCCACAGCTTCTTAAAGTGATTGGGACCCTTGGGCGTACCGATGAAGACGCACCACCCCTTGCGGTCGGCCAGCGCGGGGGCGATTACCTCGCCGAACAGCCGTGGCTGCATGTCCCCGTACTCGTCCAGGATCACTCCGTCGAAGTAGTTACCCCTCAGCGCATCGGGGTTGTCGGCACCAAACAGCCTGATGATGGCCCCGTTCTTGAGCAGTACCGAGAGCTCAGACTCCATCACCTTCTCGGCAATGCCCTCAGTGTAATGCTTGAGGTAAACCCACGCCACGCTCTTAGCCTGTGAGTAGAACGGCGCGATGTAGGCATACTTCGGGTACGGAAGGTGACACTGCATCGCCTTGTCAATCAGGTCGTTGATGCACTTAACAGTCTTCCCCGCTCGCCGGTGCTCCACCATAATGGCGAAGCGCTCGGCACGGGCGTGGAAAGGAATCGCATGTGCTCGCGGCTCGTACAGGGATGTGATTACCTGCTTATTGCTCATGGAAGCTTACCAAGGTTGATCTTGGTGGGGCGTGACCCACCGGCAAGGTTCCCCATCAGGTTTCCAATCTCCAGCGGGTCTCGCAAAGACTGCACTATGAGTGCCAGCTTGTCCCCAGTAGGCAGCTCAGCCGCTTGCTTGGCGGCGTTCCAGTCGTAGGTGTCGGTAGCGATGACGTTGCCAGCAGGGTCAGTGTGATAGTTCCCCTGCCCCACAGCAGTCTGCCCCCTAAAACTCGGGTCTGTAAAGCTGGACTTCACTGTGTCCAACCAAGCACCCTGTTGAGGGTCCTCCGTAGCTGGGTAATCCTCGTAGCTAAAGTAGTCCTTAGACCCCCGCTCACTGGCAGCGCGTACTGCCGAGCGCAGCGCCTCTAGGTCTGACTCCGAGAAGTCAGCCTCGGTGATGGGACCCTCCTTACCGGCCAGCGACTCAGCGTACAGCCGCATGTTTGACGGCACTTGACCCCACATCATCTCGGGAATACCCTTACTCATCGGCATCGATCAGCACTCCTTCCTCAGCTTCCTGCGGCGGCGCTGGACGGTTCAGTGGGGAGGTGGGGACGTTGGTCCGGTACTCTATCACTTGCCCCAGCATCTGACCCGTGGCCTCGCGTGGGGCCAGCTTCATCATCAGCTTGAGGAACTCACCGTAGTTCGCAGGGTCGTTGGCCCAGATGGCCAGCCGTGGGACACCCCCCACCATCTCGAAGCTCTCTAGGAATGCCTGCTCTATCTGGCGGCGGGAGTACACCCGCTCCACGTTGCCGGATTTCTTCCGTTGCCGTTCTGAGAGCTGGTTCTGTAGTGCTACGTCGAAGTCCATG